CAATTTTAATCCGCCGTTGTTCGAGCATCAAACGCACAACGTGGTCGAGGGCATAAGACGGCAGGAATTGCCCGGCACGACGCAGGACCTTATAATGGGGCACCGGCTTAACCTGACTCCTAATGAACTCCTCGATTTCATCGAACGCTTTGTCATCGATAGTCGTTGCTCCAGCCGAGAATATATTGTGCATGTTCAGCTCATTTTCCGCCAGCCAACTCCTGGCCCTGATGAAGTCCTCGCCCGCCATTACTACTTCCCCCCGGTCGATACAAGCAATTATAGCAAGCTTGACTAGGTGTATCTGGCGTCGAGCAACATAATCCACCAGCCTCGGGTGTGTTGGGCCATCACTCTGCGCCTTCCACTTTAGCAGCATTTGGTGGAACTCTTCCGTCCAAGTAACGGCCCCCTTCGCCTCTTTGTGGATCACACGGATGTCGTGGATCAGGTCGTCAGACATCCCACTAATGTCGGGCTTGCGAAGGATATCTCCGTCCAAGCCATCATCTGCGAAAACCATAATGACCCGCGATGTGAAGCCCTGATCCCATGCTCCTTCGGGCACTAGCATCATTAGGTGCGTTGGTGTGGTGCCGCAGATTACATTAAGATTGGGCTTATCGATCTCGATATGCAGGTTGGTTGTCCGTCTACTTTCTGAATAATGATTTCCATCGTAAAACTTAGTAAGCCCTGCGACCAGCTCCTCATTCCACTTAGACATGAGTGCGGACAGCTCATCCACTGCCACGTATAGAGTATGGTACTCGGACATAAGGCCAGTGGTCCAGTCAGGGTCGGTTCGTTTTGCATCCAGCAGACAGTCAACAAGCGAAGCTCTCGTAACTGAGGTGGGCGAGAAGTAGAACTCTGGAATTTCACGAAGGATCTCCATCATTGCGTCGATAGCGCGAGTCTTGCCGATTCCTGCCCGACCGACAAGAAAGATGTAGAGATTTGGGTAGATTGGCTTGGTCAGGTCGGCCCAGACCTTGCGCTCAAGCACAGCGCCAATCGCAGAGATTGCAGTCCATCTCCGGAAGTGTTCGGAGGTTTCGAGGAACTTACCTGTATACTCTACGAATGACTCTATCCAGGATCGGCACCGGCGCAGAGCTCTTCCGTTTATCGCCAGGGCGGTAGGTCTTGAGCCCATCAGGGTTCGTCGTTTCGTCATAGGCTCCCCAATTCCAGCCAGTTTTTACCCCATAGGGGATGGTGAGCACGCGGTTGTTGGCGAGAGATATAGGAAACTCAAGTTGCTTTCGAACCAATCCCACGATCTTATCTTCTTCGTGCTCTGGATACTGAATGAGAATGGCGTCGTGAATTTGCATAAGGACTTGGCAGTCTCTGGCGCGCCAAACATTAAGCATGCCATTGTTAAGGATATCAGCAAGGGACCCTTGCGGATCGTAGGCGATTGCTTGGCGAATGGTGTGGTCATCGTTTCGCTTCCCCATGAACCAGCGCTTGCGGCCGGTGAGTGTGACGAGGTATCCATCTCCTGTTAGGGTACGTCGCACCCGTTCGTGCCATCGAAGATGTGCGGGGAAGGCGCGGAAGTATTTAGGTTGGAAGTCTTCAATGAGTTTGATATCAACCTTAGCCTGAGCTGCGAGTGTGGCAGGTTTGCCGCCGTAGTTAGTCCCGTGGCCAATCTTTTTGCACATGAATCGCCGATCGTAATGTCGATAATACGGCTGCTCGGCCAGCTTTCTATCCGTCCTGGTATCTCCTGTCCAAGGTAGGTCGCGTGGCCAGACGAGTTTAGCGACAGTAGTATGCAAATCTCCTCCTTCGCAGGCGTCGAGGTATCTGGCGTCGCCGAGGAGGTTCCATTCGATGGCTCCGACGCAGCGGCTTTCGCCTTGCTCAGCGTCGAGGTAAGCCAGTTTATATCCTCGGTCGGCGATAAAGACACTACGCAGAGATTCCTCGATATTTTGAAGATTTGTCCCGGTGCCGAATTCTGAAAAAGAGCTTGACAAGCGGCCCGTATCCGTTCCGGCAATATTGTAGCTGGTTCGCATTCTTCCGTCATGGTCTATCTCCGTCTGAAGCATCTGGATCTTCTTGAACAGGTCCCGCGCGAGGATGATGTGGGCGACGATTTGCTTCGCGATAAAGTAATCTCCGATCTTCTCTAACGCCGCCCGATCGCAGGTTGGCCGACCACGCTTGCGGATTGGTGGAATGCACATCCGATTGTAGAATAGCTCGACGAGGTCCTTGGAGTTGGGGCGCCAGTTGAAGTCATACATATCCCAGGCATGGCCGCACATATTCTCCAAGTTCTCCGAGAGGATATCGAGCTTGCCGTAGTACTCGTCGATCACCTCCGCTTTCCGCTCTTGGTCGATCAAGACCCCTCGGCAGCGCATTTCCAATACCGGCCCCTGAAGGGAACGGGAGAAGGCGTAGGTCGCGCCAGTCGCGTTATCGAGCTGCGGTAGCAGGACGTCGAGGATCTCTGCAGTTAGACAGGCGTCCATGCCGTTGTAAACCCATTCGCGCTCTTGGGCGTTGAGTTTGGTGGGGACAACTTCAGCGGTGTTGATTATCTTCATCTACCTGCCCAGTTGGTGATACCACATGTGTGCCTTGCCGATCCCACTGCCGTTCCTGAACCCACGCTCTGGAGAGTCATATGATCTAGTTGGACCTCCTGCATTCCTCTCTTTGCTTTCCCTTCGAAGATTCCTCATCTCTTCTGATCTGGAGCATTCTAGCGAGCGGTTCCACCTTGGCACTTCCAGCCAGAGCTCTATTGGTTTCTTCAACAGTTCTAGTAACTTCTTCTTACCTTGCTTAGCGTCATCGTTCATTCTGGCAATGTGCTTGCCATCCTGGCTAGGTGTGTACCTCCAGGCGATGTGTGGATTATTTATGAATCTTACGTAGGCTATAGTCTTGAAGAAGTGCGATTCCAGAACTCCTGGCATAGAGTTTACAGAATTCATTTGAATACACTTGGTGACTGCGAATTCTTGTAGATTTTTGTACAGGCGCTTATCCCTGCTTCTGGAACCCCACACGTGGTCTCTCGTTAGGATATATTTGAACGGCACTTTGGCGTCTTGGATGTCAATTATTTCAATCTCGCGTAGCTTTGCTTTGTTGACGGGCTTACCCATAGTGGTCTCCTCTTATTCATCTCGTTTGATGGTGGTGGTTTCGCGCAGTTGTTTCCAGGCGCCCTCATCCGTATATAGGCTCCCTAGAAATCCGAGAGATTTTAACGACTCTGGTTGCAGTGCGTGGTGCAAGAGCATCGTATCGTGCTCCGCCCCATAGGTCTTGATCCCCATGCTCCTCCATAAGAACGCTATGTCGTACATACCGTTTTGGAAGGTCTTTCGGATCGATGGATCTTCGAGTATGTCTCGAACAAAGCCCCAAGCGACTCGTTCATCCTCAGCAGTCGGCCAGTAACTTCGTCCTTTTCTTCTTCGGTCATAGAAAGGCACAACCAAAGCAAGCGTTGGGGTTGGCGCGAGGCCAACGCATGTAATACTGCTTCCGTATGTCTCAATGTCGACAGAAACCGCACCGTCGATCTTCTGTCTGAACGCGCCCAGTTCTCGTATCGTAGGATCAATCCAGATCTCCCTTTTTGGTCTGCGAAGTTCAGGAAAGGCGGACTCGCGCCGCGCCTTGTCGAGGTCCATTACCACCACTGCTCGATCGGCCCAGTTTCCTCTAATGATATATGACGGGTGAAATGTTGGCAGCACCTTGTACCCGGCGGCAGTGAGTGTAGAAAGTTCAGTTGTTCCTCGAAATTTGCTGATTGCAGTTCTTCCCAGCAGCGCCCACATAGGAGTATTCCCCAGTGCGATAATAATGTTAGGATTACACTGGCAAATTTCTTTTCCCAGTCGCTCAAGCTCCCCTGCGAACTCGTCACGGACGTATCCTCCTCCTGTATGGCCGAATGGGTTTAGTGGTGGGTAGTTGTAGATGCCGCGTGATTTTGGGCCGCAGAGCGCTCCGATTTTATTTCCTGGTGGGTGGAGGTTGAAGACGTTCGTTAGATGGCAGGCGCTGCGCGAGATGCCAGCCTCGCGCAGCATTCTGCTTAGCTCCTGCCCCGCCCAGCCAATGAACGGCACTCCCTCGCGAACTTCCTCTTGGCCCCAGGCTTCGCCACAGATGAGAATGTCGGTCACTTGCCCTCCGAGGCTGGAGCATTAGGCTACTGGTGCAGTATCGGTGATTTCTGCGAAGGTACGCTCACCGTCCTTGGACGTGGTGTGCCTTACAGTGCCGACGAATTGGCACCCTGCGGCCTCACCAATCGCCTGCCCTATTGACATACCCTCGACGTCGAGTTCGAGAGTATTTTGCAGGAAGTTGCGCAGTCGATAGGCTGCATCGTCCGTAAGGTAGAAGGTCAGCCGAAGCCGCTTCTTCTCTAACCCTCCTGCCTCTGCGAGAGCTTCCTCATCAACCGTGTCCATCGCTGCAATCGGTCGGCAGGCGTACTCGACGAACGGGGTTTGCTGCTTTGTCGATTTGTCCTGCCTTGGCTGGCCGTCGACGACGAAAGTGTACTCCCCGGGCGGGAGCGGCTTCGGCGCCTCGAAGTCAGTGATCTGGCGGTCAAGAATGTCTTCCATTGTTGCTGGTTTGATCTGTGCTGCTTTTGCCATTACGAGATCTCCATTACTAGGTGTGTGAGTTGTTTGATGATGCGTTTGATGTGTTTGGCTAGTGCTGGGTTGTGTACTCTCCACTCTGGTTTGCGCTTGCGTTTGGCAGTAAGATATGCAGTGTACTTCCCTCGTGGAAGTGGGCTTGGTGTCTTAAACTCCGTGATCTGTCGATTAAGGATGTCTTTTTTAGTGCGGCGCGCAAGGAATTTCTTCTTGCGCGGATAAACACCTTTAGGCATTATGCCCTCCTTGTGATACGTTTCATTGGTAGACCAAGCTGGCCTCTTGGTTCATCTGGACGTAGCTTCACCTCCTTGGCTCGTAAGATATTGAAGATATCCGCAAGTCCGGTCGAGAGATCGTATTTCGGCCCAAGCTCGAATGGTTTCGGGTTCTTGAGCGTAATCATCGGCGTCGTTGCGGTTCGGATGGTTCGTCTGCCTGCGTTGTCGACTTCGCAGAGGAGGACGGTGTTGAAGTATCTTGGGATGACTGGACTAAGCGCAGATCCAACAGACGTTGGGTAACCCTTCCTGGTCCCGTCGGGATTATCGACGTACTTGACGTGGCTGGTAACGATAACATTTGTTTCGTACTTCGCTCCGGTGAGAAGGTCGAGGACTTTTTCAACGGCGTCTTGGGCGATGGCGTAAGTAGCTCGTTTGTCAGACGTCCCTCGGTCAGACTTGGGGGTGAGAGGCTCAGCCCAACTGAATGCTGCATCTGAGAGGAACGTGAGTGAGTCGACCACAAGTATATGGTCCGGCCCCCACTCCCACGGATGGCCCAGATCGACATCGTCGTATCGCCAATGGTCGAGCATTCGTAGCGCGTCCACGAAAGCCTTTGGTGAGCCGCTAATTTTGGGTCCGTCTGCCGAAGCCTTGTAAGTATCTCGAAGGGTCCGATACTCCACGTTGCTGAGAAGCTCCGGGCTTTCTTTTGCCACGTAGGTTTTGAGTGTTTCGAGGCCATTATCCATGTCCAGTATGCCGAGCTTGAACCCAGCGCGGATGAGAGAGGTTAGGCAGCCTGTCTTGCCTGTGCCGCTGTCGCCGATGATGATGCACTTGGTATATTCATTGGAGTGATGCTGTGCTAGGTTGGGCATGGGCGTATAGCTCCGTGTAGATGGAAAGGATGTCGCCGACGCGAACGTCGGGGGTGAAGGATAGATCGGCTCGTATGGACATGCCCTTTGGGGATAGAGCAGTGAAGCTACAGCCCAACTCACCTTGGGTGACGTTGGTGACCTGGCATTTATCCAGTAGGACCTTGTACCTTACCTTGTTTTCAGCGGGTTCCATCTCTCCTCCTTTGGAAGTTTAATGAAGTTTCCTTCAAGAAAACGCGCGCGGGCCGAAGGTGATTTCGAACAGATGTCTCGCAGCTTGCACCCACCATACATCGTGCAGGCGGTATCGTTACGTGGCCAATAGTTAGCCTCGGCGTAGCTATCCGCCTGAGCGAGCCAATACCGTAGGTCCACGAGCCACTCATCTAGCTGCTCTTGGGTTCGGTAGGTGATGCGCCGCTCGAATAGGGTTTGATCGGCCTTGATCTGCATTGCGTCAATTATCACACCCTTCACTGGCGAGTGGACCACGATCTGCGAAGAAAGTGTGTAGAGCGTCATTTGGTTGTTGGGCTCGAACTGCTGGAAGTAGTATGAGCCCAAGTTCATGCTGGTGGACTTCCGGTCCATAACAAAAAGATCATCGCTCCCACGAGGGTAATGCACGATCCTATCAAGATGGCCGCAGAGCATGTAAGGTACAGAAGATCCGCGTGGTCCATAGTCCAGCTCCCACTTGAAGCTGACTTCGATGGCGGGGCGGCCATCTGCGATGGTGTAAGTCTCGGCGGGATCATCTTTGAACCTGTCGAGATACCATATGACCGATCGGACCAGAGTGGTTTTATTCTTAGTGTTATACGCCTTCGTGGTAACATCAGGCTCCCAATCGAATATTCGGGTGAGGAGCTTCTTGAGTGTAGCGTGTACTGCGTGGTCGTGGTCAGCCCCGCCCTTTCGAGAAAGCTCATAGTCGTGGAGAGCCTGGTGAACTTCTGTTCCGAATCGTAGATGTATATTCTCGTCACGGGTTGTGTAGCCTTCGATGTGGATCATGTAGTAATAGTAGGCGCACTTCTTTAGATCTCCGAGGGCGGTGGAGTCCCAGGCGTATTGGACATTGGTGGATGGGAGAAACTGGCTTAGACTCTCCGCTTGAACTCTGGGCGGGGGAGAATGGGCTTGACGATCAGCTTCTCGGTCGCCTCCTGGGATTTCTTGACCTTTCCTCCCGCTTCGATTCTCGCGCGCAAGTCTCTGTGATAGGCGATATGTTGCCATAATTGTTTCTCGGAGAGTTGGAGTGGGTCAGTGTTCATTATTTCGTCAATCTCGCTTGGCATCAGGGTCCTCCTGCATTTGCTTTATCCGGTCGCTTACTAACGCGCGTATCCAAGTCGACCAGCCAGTGCCCAGGGTGCGCTGCATGTAGGCCACGTCCTTGGTGTAGAGATTGAGCGTGACCTTGGTTAGTGGCTCAGTCGGTAGGTATGCCATCGCGCAGCTCCTTAATTATCATTGGTGTCCTACGTGGGCTGACATAGATCCACCATGCGCCGTCAAAGAACTTGACTGAAACGACTAACCGATCGTAGACCGACCTCCCATACTCGGGGTGGTCGAGCGGATATGCTTCCTTGTTTTGGCGCCGGTGGAGCTGGCGTGCGTTGTGCATACGCAGACGGAATTGGCCAGCTGCGCCCTCATCATCCATTCTGGCGCCCACGCCCTCCTCCGACTCCAACGCGCGGTCGAATAGATCAAAACAATCCTCATACATAAGCATCGAATCGGAGATAGCCATCACCTTATCTCCTTGCTATCAACCTCAAAGAGCGTTTGCTTCGCGCGGGTGGAGATGACGTACCGAAGATTGTCCTCCTGGTCTCCAGACTTGATAATCCAAGGGTCAAGGTGATATACTGTGTCCCATTCCAGCCCTTTAGCCTTATGTCCTGTAATAAGGGTGATTGCCCCTTGTTGAGCGAAAAGATGCTTAGCATAATCGACTGCTTGTCCAAGCGTCTTGCCGTAATCCGAAAAGATTCGCATACAGTCCGCGATGTCGTCGGCCGTAGTTGATCCCTTTTCAAGCTTCTCATTCCTCCACTCCTCGATCAAGTACTGAAGGTCCTCCTTCGAGGTTAGCTCTGCGCCCAGCTTTTCCATGATCGCAATGACGCGCGGGCCGACCTCAGAGCCAGCGAGGCTAACGCTGCGCTTGCGAGCAAGTAGGCGAAAGGCGAGGCGTAGCAGCGGGGCATTGTTGCGGCAGATGATTGCGGCGTCGTCGGGGATCTCTGAGATTTCGAGTTCGTTGAGTCGTTCAACGTGGCCTCCAGGCTTGCTCCAGCGTAGCTTCGGTACGTGCCAGTGAACGTGCCTCACCACCTGTTCGGGGCAGCGAAAGCTGACGCTCAGGTACGCCGGTGTCATCTTCTTTCTCTCTTGGAGGATGGCCATTCCGCCAACATAGGCTCCACGAAAAGCATAGATACTCTGCCAAGGGTCACCAACTGCCATAAACCTACTGCCTTGAGGGAGTCCGAGTCTCGGCGCCGTGATTCGTTCGCACAACAGATGATTGATGGGGGAGAAATCCTGGACCTCGTCAGCCATGACAAGGGGATGTCGTGGAAATGAAGTTCCGAACAGTGCGGGCATGT